CCATGCCGTCATTAGATCGTGGGAAGGGTAATGACCGTAGCGCTCCTTGTACTCTTCCGGGGACATGACCCATGTGTTTTGCGCCTCAGACAATGCCGTAATTCCTGTACTCTAATTCCCCGGTCCATGTCGGGTCCTTCCCGGACACAGCGAACCTGTTGGCCATTGCAGCGTACCTGGTCGCGCTCATCAGATCGTCGTGGAAGGGAACAATCTTGCTCTCTTTACGGTGATACATGCGGAATTCCTGCCACCAATCGCCCAAAGTAGCAAACACATGAAACTTCTCGTTCTCCATTTTCTGTAAAATAGCCATTATGCCCTCTTCAACTGAGTTTCCGCCCTTCTTCTCGCCTAGAGCAGGAGGATTCTCGAAGTGAAAAGCAAGCATATTGCATCCCAGCTGCCTGTACTGCTCAGCCAGGCCGGGATTCCCCATAGAATCTCGTCTATTGCCGTCATGGGGCCAAGAAATGGGGATAAAGTGAGGTCTAGTCCGTATAACGCTCGCATGGATGGCTGGCGACGCTTTAGATTGCCTGTAGCAGTCGTATACATACCATTCGTCCTCGTCCCTATCGAAAGCCATCCAGACACAGGCCGTTGGGTGGTCAAAACCAAAATCTATACCGCATATACGGGGCCAGTGGTCCGGGATAACAATAGGGTCTATCATTAGCTTCTCTTCATTGACCGGAAAGACCAGTCCCGACCCAATCGAGGGCCTTCCGTACCTGCGCATCTCCCTCTCGTGCGGGGAATAGGAGGAAAGTATCTGCTCCATCACGGCTTCGTTCAGATGGCCCCTTTCTCCCTGCATGGAGAAAACCCGCTCAGAGGCGTCGTCCCAGGTCGCGTTATTGAGTGACTGCCCTGATTGAAGGTTGTTCATAAAGGACGCGACGGTTTCCGTCATGCCGTTCTCTGGGGTAAACGTCATGTATACCATGCCCTTCCGGTCAAGGGTTCTCGTGACAGCCTGTGAATAGATATCACGGGATGGCTCCTCGTCGAGCCAGATACAATCGACGCTCCTGCCCTGCCATTTTTCAGAGCCTGCCTCGTAACTCTTGAAGAATAAAGAAGAGTTCCCACCGCTAACGTGCCTGATTAGGGCGACCGATTTGGCGTTAGGGACACCGGGCTTGCGTTCGGTCTTTATTATATGCTTTTTCGGTATAGTACCGGAACCAAACGCATCCGGGTCGTCTGGGGAACCCAAAAGTTCAAACTGAACGATGTCTCTCGTTGTTTCGTTGGAAATACCACCAGCCCACCCCACAATAGGCTGCTTAAAGCGCTTTCCCTTCCACCACGCTGGGTACAACCCGGTCAGGTGAAACGACATTTCCGCGCTACCGCAATAACTCTTGCCTATGCGGTTGGCGGCCATTAAAAGCCGTTGGTTACTGAGAGCGCCTGTCTCGTGAAATGCCAACTGGTAGGGGTACGGATCGTAGTAGTCGATCTTGTTGTATCTCTCCCTCTGGCGCAGTTCTCGCGCTATGTCAACGGCTTGCTCTAGTTCCGCCCTTGTAGCCGCTTGCATATATGGCCCTCATCTGTTTTTTAGCTGCTTCCTTGGTCCGATAGCACTTGCCAGACTTTCCCCACTTCCAGCCCTTCTTGCCGGTCTTCAGGGTACAGCGTTGGATTGGCATTATTTGCCCCCTTCAGGCTCATCATCACGTACAATACGGAGGTCAGGCTTTCCTTTTGGACGCCTAAGCGTGTCTAGGTTTTCTTCCAGTAGCCCCATTAACTCATCGTCTGTGAATCCATAAGGCCCCGTGACATCATCTTCTTCCGTTAGACCGCGGACTATCTCTCCTATGTCAAACTCCCATTCGGGATCAATATAGGGGTCTTCACGCCATGCCCGGTACGCGTCCTCATCAAAGTCGACTATCTTCCGCCCAGACTTCAGCTGCCTGCTCAGAATGTCTACGACCTTGTTCTCGGCAGCGATCACCTTTTTGGGATCATAGCCTAATTTGTCTAGCTGCTTTCTTGTGCGGTCTTCCTGCCTCCGCGCTGCACGGGTCCTGCTCCTCGCGTTCATCAGGGACTTTACTGCCGAATAGAGTCCATAAGCGCCTCTAAGCGCGGGCGGTACTCCTGCTGCATAAATAACATCCCCGCTGGTTATCGAGGGAGCGTTGAGCCCCCAGGCCCCCATGCCGTGGGTCGGGTCCTCAAGTCCTGGATAAGGGTTATAGTATCCGGCCATCAGTTCACCAGTTCTGGTATTGCTTCTATCTCGGAGGTCCCGGTCAGGGCCTCCAGTTCTCTCTTGAGTTCGTCCGTGCTCTTCTCTGCGTGTGAGATGGTCTGCTCGATCCTCTCCGCGGGCTTATAACCGGCCCTGTCAAGGATGTCCTTGATAGCGCCCAGCTTCACGGCCTCGCTGGTGGCGTCGGTGGAGAGCGTCTTCAGGTGCGACAGAGCGCCAGGGACTGAGTCCTGGAGCATCTTCTTGGTCCGCTCCTCTATCTGTTGGGCGAACTGTTCCTTCAGCTTATACCCGCGCTGTTTGGCCACGTTCGAGGAATAGCCTGCCTTGACAGCCGCCTTGGCCGCGTTTCCGGTCAGGCAATACTCTTCTATGAAGACCTCCTGCTTGAAGGTCCTGGTTCTCATGCAAGCAGTCCCGGTTGTTCCATCCCAAGCCCTGCTGGTTGCCCCATCCCAAGACCTACCTGCTCCATGTTCTGGAGGGCAGACATCAGCTGGGCCTTCTCCTGCTCGAGTTCCTGCAGCCTTCCCACGATGGCCTCCTTCATGCCAGGCGCTGAACCAGCGGCAAGGTCGGGGGGCGGCATTGGGGGCATGTCCGGTCCTGGTCCCGCTCCCATTCCAGGGCCTCCCATCATTGCGGGGTCCATAGGCGGGGGTCCCATAGGCATCCCACCCGGCGGTCCCATAGGCATGTCAGGCCCTGGGCCTCCGCCCATAGCCGGTCCTGGGTAGGGTAGTCTTTCTCCATTTGGTCCAATCGGCATAATCTTCTCCTCCAATAACGTCTACAACTCAGTGTGTTCTCTATAAGCGGTTACAACTCCCCCTATACCCGTCTACTACTGGTTAAAACAACTTCCGTCCGTATAGACCTTTCTTCTATATGTCGGTTTATTCGACTTTCCCTCAAGAGGACAGAAGATTCCCTCATTAGGACGTAAGTTTGTAAGTGCTTGATATTAAAGCGTTTTATAGTGAATGCTTTTTTCCCCCTCTAGTAGGCGGGGACAATGTCCTAGCCCGAGCCTGCCCGCCGGGGGGTGTGGGGGGGTCCTGTTGCGTCGGCGCAACACTTTCTTGTTGTTTTTTCGCAACATGTGGCTTTTCTGCAACAGTGGATAACTCGTGGGCCTGCAAGTTATGCACAGGGCTGCATCAGTAATCGCTTATACGCCTATTGTGGATAACCAGTTGTGTACCAGTGAAATGTGGATAACTCATTAATGAAACGCTTATACACTATAGTTATCATATAGTTAGGCCATTTCGGGGTATCCCCAGCTGGTACTCGCAAGTAAATGTGCTTTAATTACAGGTACTTACGAATAACCTACTGTTCTAGTAAGTATTTAAGCTGGGAAGCCCTGTTTGGCCCGTGTGAGTGGGCAACAGGGATATCATCTGAGCGCTCCCTGGAGACCCGCTACTGGCCGCTACTGACTGGCCCGTGCTCACCTTATAGCTACTCCCTGGTAGGCCCATCCTGGACAGCATGAAGGGAGGGTTTTTAGGGCCGCGATTAATAGGACTCACCCGGTGAGCTTGTGTTTATGTAGAATATGTTCTAGCCGTACTTTAGTACGGTGAAACGCAGTCTTATTTGGCCCAGGAGGGCCAGCAATATGACCAATGCTAATAGGAGTACCCAAGACCCCATGCCGACGTTAATGGCAGCCCTGGTAGCAACACAGGTAATGGGATTCGGCGCAGCGACTAAGCTGCTCAACAATACGTACGGCGACCGTCCTGGACGACCGTACACAATAGAGAATCGCGACCGGCTGCTCGAGCAGTTCAGGAAAGCTGAGCGCGACGCTAGCGAGTACGGCAACATGGTATTGGCGCAGCTGATGCTGGCAGACAAGCTGAATAGCGAAGCTGGTAACCAATGATGTACGGCGAAGTAAAGCGCTCCCTGCTGCACAACCTAGGCCAGCTTACGGTACAGCTGGACACGCTACCCGATAAGGTCGATCAGTTCGCGACGCTGGATAAGATTGAAAAGCTAGCGAAGCAACACAAGGCCGAATTGCGTAGTGGGTTTGTGCTTAGCAATAGTGCTGCACTCGAGGGCGCTAACTACGCTCTCACGATTGTTAGACGTGATACGTCCTCTACCAAGTGGCCCGAAGTCTGTAAGGACCTGCAACGCGCAGTGTCTGCCTTGTGCTACAAGTCGGCGGTAGATAGATGGACAACGTCGAACATGCGAGTAATTGTCTCGGTGTCAGAACTGAGACGCTAACTAGGACGGGGCGCGACAGTCTAATAAACGGCGCCCCATTTAACTTAAATGAAACAAGCTAAAACGATGTCTAACTTAATGCGCGAAGCTGCACTGTACAAGCGCTCAACGTGCGACCTGGTCGCGCCAACAAAGA